GATGCTGATCTTGCCTGATCCTGACCCTGACACTGGTTTGTCTGCAGCAACGACTAGCAACCGTGTAAACGAGTATGTGGCGCAAGTCACCAGTGGTCAGTGGGACAGCGTTTCTTTAAACATCAACCTCAGCACAGTGCTGGATGCTGTTGGGACGGACATTCCTAGGCGCACTTTGACGCAAAAACTTGTGGGCAACTTGCCGATTACAAGTGCGGTACGACTGCAGTGATCTAATCGGTAGGCCGTACCAGCTAGGTGCAGATGGCAGTGGGGCGGAGATTGACTGCATCCACCTTTGCTATGAAGTGCTGCAGCGTATGGGCATTGAAGCCCCTGCGTTCAAGCAGTCTTGGTATGAGGCAGGTCGAATAGAAGTGTGCAGAGACCTTCTGCAGTGGGGTTTTCGCGTAAAAAGAGCTGAGTATGATGGGGACATTCTGCTGCTGCCGCAGCAATCTTGGGCATTCGCAGTCACATGGCGGAACGGGGTTCTCTACATCAATCCGCAAACCAAAAGGGTGCAATGGTCTTTGGTCCGAGTTTTTACGACTTACCACTGCTTCCGTTCGAGAAGCAGCTTATTGAAACTGTAAACATTACCGAGGAAGAGTATCGGTATTTTGTTTCAGAAGCTATTCGCAAGGGCAAGACTCGACCTGCAGGATATGAGTTAATACCTGAGGTCAACGCTGAGGTCAGCACTGCAACGCTTCTTGTAAACCTTGCGATCAGCTTGGTGCTAACTGGTGTCAGCATGTTGCTGATGCCAAAGCCTAAAAAGCCACAAGCAAGGCGACAGCTTGAATTAGAAGACATTACTGAAGGCAGGCGTTTTGTTGCTTCAAGCGGCTTCGACACGCTTGCTGAGCTGGCTGACTACAACGCACCAATCCCAATTGTTTTTGGTCTGTATGACCAAAACGTAGGCGGAATGCTTGTCACGCCAAAGCTGGTGTGGTCACGGATGTTCAGTCTTGGAACGCAACAGGCAGCCAAGTTGATGTTTGTTGTAGGCGAGCAAGGGCGTGCTGATGGAGCAGCAGCTGACGGTATTGCGCTGCCTGATTTAACAGGCATTTTCTTGGGCAACAATGCTCTCGACGCAATTTTTGCAGATACGTTTGCTTTTTACTGGAAGCGGAATACGACAACTTCTGGCTTTAAAAGGATTCGTGCTTTTAACCGTGCGTATGGCACAAGCGGTACGCCAGGTGCTGGAGACCCTACACCTGAAACTGATGTGTTCTTGTGCCCAACGACTGTTGATAGTGACGAGGGTTTTTGCCATGCGTACAGCCCTGCAAACAACGTTGAGTTTGGAGCGTATGCAGCGATTGCTAATGGCACAAACTACAGGCTGAACTTTACGCCTGTTTCAATTCCACGGGGAACAAGTAATTCAGGTGAGATCAATCCAACGATTCAAAGAATCAAAATTGCTGGCGATGGCGACCGCAAGCGTTTGATTGGAGGCAGCGTTGACGATGCCAACAAAGAGGGAAGGTATCTGCGTACGGCGCGTGATATGAGAATGGGTAAATATTTTAGTGATGGCAATGAGGATCTTGAAAACGCACGTCGAAATGCCGGCATTCTTGATCAAGGTTTGAACGGACGTAACTACAGCCCACGCATGGGTATTGTGTCGTTAAACGGCACTGGCATCACGAATGACGATTTAGGGAAAGAAGAAACTGTCTTTGTTGGAGATCAAATTGAGTTTTTGATTCATGACTCTCAGATTCCAGAAGATTTTTATCGTCGATCTGATGACGAGAGAGGCGTAGACGTTGATGACATCAACAATCAAGTTAAGTCAATGCAACGCGCAGCAGATGACGAGCTGCAGCTTGGTGAGCTGTTTTCAATTGCTGGAACGGTATGGCAGGTCATTGCTCGCAGCGTGCCGAAGTTTGATGTTACCGATGATGGCACTGAAAACCAAACCATCACTCTTAAGTGCATTGACACTAGCGAGTCAGAGACTAAAAAAATTGGTCTAGTTCATCCAGTTAAAGTTGTTGCTCCTGTTGACGGATATGTATCTGACGGCAGTGGAGTTGGTGCAGGATTTTTTCCGCTTACTAAGTACACAAAAGCAGTGGTGCGGAACAACCGGCCAGCGGATGTAACTGAGATTGGGATTAAAAGTCGAGTTTTTCAAACATTAAACGGCCTGTCTAATTTTACGGTTTTTCCTTCTCCAGAGAGGTTGCAACAGCTTGACCAGGACAGGGTTCAGATTGCTGGTGGTGTAATCAGCTCAACGATCGAAAGGACTTCTTGTTTTGCTGTGTTTGTTCGACGTGCAGGCGTTGACGCCAGTGGCGCGGAGTTTGAGTACGACCGTTTAGCCCCTTTGTTTGCAGTGACAGGTTCAAAGCCTGTTGATCAGTACAGCTTTATCCGATTCCAACATCCCGTTGAGCGAGATCCGAGTGAGTATGAATTTAAGTTTGTGCCTGTTCCAGGAGCAGAGCTTCGAGAACTAGATGATTCGACTGACGTTATTCAATTGACGGCAGCTGCTACTGCACAGTTTTCAACGGTGACTCGTCAGGTCAATACAGCCAAGTATGGACGTTTTGTTATTACGACTGCAGGCAAAGATCGAAACACTCAGCCTGCTGCGATCAAGCTTTCCAAGCTCAAGCGCAACAAAGAGTTCCTGACAAAAGGGACTGAAAGTGGTGGCACAACAAGCATTGGAACAAAGCCAAGCGTTGTTACTGCGCTTGAGCCTTTGCCTTCAGATGCATTGCCTGCTGAAAACCATGCAATTAATGGCAGGCTTGAAAAAACAAATGGAGACAATTTCCGTGTAGTCAACTCTGGCGGAGAGTTCGCTACGGGCGGCAAGGATGGTGCGTTCTCCTACGACATCATGACCGATATTTATGGGGACTCAGGCAAGCCAGAAAACTTTGGTCAGAACGAAATTGAAGTTTTGTTCAAGGAGTATTTTGGAACAGATCGCTGGATTCAGTTTCGTTACAAGTTTGAAAAGATTGATCTTCCTGACAATCACCACGCCAGGACAGCGTCTCAAAATGCAACTACAAAAGCTTGGGCAATTAGAGAGCACAGCATTGTAAAAAGCTCAGGCAACTTCTCTGTAAACGAAGTTGTCACTGTCAAAAGAGGACAGGGCGGAACGAACGTTGAAGGTGGCGATTCTTCTAATTACCCATCAAGCAACCCGTTTACGAGAAGCGGGTCTGGTGTAATGACCTTTTCAGGCTTCAAGTTTCGGATTACTGAGGTTCAACGATTTGAAGGTTTCCAAGGTCGTATTCAAGGGTATTACTACGAGGTCTTTGGTCACGCCAATTCTCGTAACATCGGTGAAACGGAAACTGTAAACAGGACAATTACTTCTGGCTCCAAAAATTTAGTACTTAACTTGCAAGCAGAAGTCGTATCACTTGGAGACCATTGGTCTGCTGAAACAAAGGGATGGGCGTTAAAGAAGATTGACGTTGACTCAGTGCATACAAGCACTGGGTTCAGTCTTGACGAGACTGTTGACGACTTGCCCTCACATGATGGCGAGAATCCTTTTACAAGGGGTCGAGATGTTGGACAGCGTTGGCAGGTCAAAGAGTTAGCGGAGACGACTGCTCCGACACCTGTTGTTCAAGCTGCAGAGCGAGTTTTTGAAGGCCAAAGCCAGACCGCCGACATCAGCTTTTATCGAGATTATGTAGAGAAGTCCAATCAAAACGGACCGGAGCATCAAATTGTTTATGTCAATGAGATTTCTAGGAATGACGGAGTGCCTGACTATGACCACATGACTACAGCTGGCTTAGTCATCAAGGCAAGCCGTAACTTCAATCAGCTTGATCAGCTGCGTGTATGGCTGTCAAAAGGTATCCACGTCAAGCGACTTCACCCCGACAAAACAACCTACGAGTCCGATAGCTCCAGCGCCACCTACAACCAAGAAGATGGGCCAAGCAACCTGTTCACGGATCTTGTCCACTTCTTGCTGACTGACGATGTTGCTGGAGCGGGACATCTGTTGAAGATGACTGAGGACAATCCAAGCCTGCTCAACGTTGCTGACCTGCAGGAGACTTCTAAGTTCTTGCGTGCCAACAACCTGTTCTTCAATGGCGCAATTGCTGACCGCTCCAACATCAGAGGCTTGATTAGTCAGCTTGCACCTAACTTCTTGTGCAACTTCCTGATTAGCAACGGCAAGTTCAGCATCAAGCCTGCTGTCCCAGTTAATTCTGACGGCACCATCTCAACTGGTGCGGTGCCTATCAAGCAGCTATTTACCGACGGCAACATTTTGGAAGACACGTTCCAGCTGGAGTATTTGGCTGCAGAGGAGCGACAGCCATTTAAAGCAGTGGTGCGTTACCGCAAGGAACGTCAAAACAAGTTGCCTGAAGAGCGTTCCATCGACGTTCGACTCAAGGGTCAAGAGGATTTACCAATTGAGACCTTTGACCTAACGCAGTTCTGCACTAGCAGTGAGCATGCTCAGTTGGTTGCCCGCTACTTCCTTCTGCTTCGCAAGCTAATCACGCATACGGTCAAGTTCTCAACAACCGTGCATGGCTTGGACCTTGGAGCGGGTGACTTCATCAAGGTGACTACAACCTCCAGCCCATATAGCGTTGCCAACAACGGAACTATTGGCTCAACAGGTGCAGTGACTTCCGTTAGCGATTTGGCTGATGGCCAGTACGACGTTTCTTATTACAAGTCAGCCTCTGAGCAAGAGGTCCAAGAGGGTGTGATGACAGTGGTTAATGGAACGGTGCCTGACAGCAACTTCCACAGCAGCGTCTTCACAATCTTGAGACGGCAAAACTCGCAAAACATCTACATGGTGGAGCAGCTGACGTTCTCGCAAGAGGGCACGGTGGACATCGTTGCGTCTGAGTATCCTTGTGATGATGACGAGCGAAGCCTGCTTGCACAGCAAGTAGTCCGTAGCGACCTCTTTGAGGTGTATCCCCAGCGTTCTGACTGATGGTTTTCCCTACAGCGTTACAGCCCACCAGTCGTAGCTATTCGCCGGGCAACTACCCAATCAAGACTTTCAAGTCACAAAGCGGTCAAGAGGTGCGGATCCTGTATGGCAGCGAGCGCACTGAAACCAAGCTCAGCCTTTCGTACACCAACATTGGTGATGCCTCAGCAGAGCTTTTTCTCGATCACTACGACGAAGTAAAAGGTACGTTCAACACCTTTACGGTCCCAGACAACGCTTTGGCTGGCTGGCTGTCTAATTCTGACGCCTTGAGGCCGGAGGCAACCACAGTTCCTACGGTGACTTATACGGTCACTGTTGTGGATAGCGGCGG